CTGGCTGATTATCTGGTGCTCTGAACACACGGAACCGGATTCCGTAGATCGTTGCATTTTCAGCCCCATCACATGCCAGCGACATCTCAGCAGCGCTGTAGGTTGCTTGCATGATCGTGCGTCTATACAGACCGCTAATCGGGTTCACGTCGTAGACATACTCTCCAATCGAATCAATGATGTAATCTTCACCCCACACTCCTTCGGAATCAATCTCACCGGGCACATCATCGCCAGCGCCAACTCGCACGCCACCGCCGATCTCCACCACTGGCAGGAAGGTTTCTACGCTGATCATCCCGCCGCATCGAACGCCACCACGCAGCGGAATGGCCTCATTCCAAGGCTGCACGATCACCGAGGGGTTGATCGTCGCCCGTGGTGTTGTCGCCGTGGTGGTCGGCAGGCTGGCGAACAGTGCGGTCTGATCCGGCGCCAGCGGGTTGAAGCCGCCGGGAATGTTGATGGCGTTGGCGGGCCTCGGGTTGGCATTCGTGGTCACGGCGACAGTGGCAGGCAGGCTGCTCAACCCCGGCGGCAGGGGAAACCATGCGCTGCCCACCGTGCCATCGATCGCACCCCAGAACAGCGTGTCGGTGCTGCAGACGATGCCATCGGCGCCGATCGTCCAGGTAGTGCCGTTGACGCGCAGGGCGGCGGTGCAGCCGTTGAGGCGCAGATACAGCAGGCTGAACGGAGCGGCCGGCGTGTCGAGCGGCGCCAGCTGCAGGCCGAACCCATTGCGATGGGCCAGTAGCAGGCGGTTTTCCAGGCGGGCGTAGCTCAGGGCCTGCTGCTCCGCGTTGGCTGCCACCACCGAGTAGGTGGGTGAGCCGCCGCCGCTGACCTGGATTCGGTCGTCGCTCACGTAGGGCGGCGAGAGCTCGATCGCCGCTTCTGCCGCCGGAGAGCCCAGTGCCCAGGTGGTCTTGGTGGTCTGTTCGGTCGTCGGCTCCCTGAGCAGCGCCTCGCGGTTGCGCTCCTGCTGGCCTGGTCGTCTCTGCAGACCGAACTCCCGCTCTGTTCTGATCCTGGTGTTGCTGCCGTAGGGCACCAGGCGGCTGGCGTAGCCGATCAGATCCTGCAGCGGCTCCTCTGCTTCGCGCAGGCGGGAGATGGCGTCAGCACCGAACGGAGTATTAATGTAGGCGGTGGCGGCAATCGTCTTGGTCAGGGTGATGCCGGATGCGCTGTTTTTGTCGTAGTTGACGACTCGCCAGGCGGTGGTCTGGTTGCCGCCGCGAAACTCTGCGTGAGGTCCGTTCTTGCCGCATGCGGCGGCGATGTCACCGCTTGGCGTCCATTCGGTGGTGGATTCGCGCACTACACGGCTGTAGTCTTCGCTGTTGCGATCAACGAAACCGCTGACATAGGAGAACGTTGTTTCGGTGTAGCGGGTGCCATTGAGCTGGTTTGTTGTTTCAGTTCTGCGCCGCACACGATCGCCCCCGTCGTATGACGTTTCGGTGATGCTCACGTCGTTGTAGATAATGAACTCCTTCACCGTGTTTCCGCCTGCATCGGTGTAGGTGTGGATCGACTGCACACCGCCGCCGATCACAACCTCCCGCTCCCAGTTGCGCCGCCTCACCTCGTCGTCGCTCAGGTTGCTGGCCGGTGCCACCAGCTTGTGGCTGATGTAGCGAGCGAACACCGCCTCGCCTGGCAGGTCGCCCACGCTGCTGGGGGTGAGGTCGATAATCTGTCCCCTTGTCACCAGCGGGCCGATGCCCACCTCCTGCTCGAGGGGGATGAACTCCACCTGCTCCGCGCCATTGATCCAGCAGCGGTATCGCTCCGATGCGGCGATCCGCCCCAGCTCCTCGACATAGCCAGCCGATAGGTCCCACTCATCCTCCAGTCGAGCGATCGTGAGCGGGATCGCTCCCGCGGCGGTAAGGCCCAGGGCGTCGAGGATCTTCTGCGTCACCCAGGCAGCTGTGATCGGCAGGGCTGCCACGCGCCGCACCGACTCAGCCACGGCGGCGTTCTGCTCGGCCTCCTGCAGGTTGCTGGCTGGCGGCTTGCGGTTCTCGTAGAGGGCGAACAGACATCCCACGCTGACGGTGGTGATGTTGCGCAGCGGATCAGCGGTGGAGCTCAGCACTCGCAGCCGCCGCGGCACCCGGGCGATCCATGCCTGCCCGTCGCTGTAGGCGAAGCTCACCGGCGTGCCGACCGTCGGCCGGTAGATGCCAGCGAGCGTCACGGTCCCCCTGGTGGTGATGACCCCGGCGGCGCCCTGGATGTAGCTGTCGGCGATGGTGGCGGGGCTGTCCGGGGCCAGCGGGCCGAGGTTGCACCATGCCCAGTGGCGGGTCTCAATGCTCACGCCGCCCCCCGGATCTTCAAAAGGGACAGGCTTACGTCGTAGACGATGCTCACCACCCCGCCGTTGCGTTTCTGCCTGGCCTCAGGCTGCAGGCCCCCGGTGGGGAACCAGATCCCGGCAGCTGGCGTGGCGGCCACGGTGGTGCTGAACCACGTCCTGAGGTTGGCAAGGTTTGCCGCCGTCACCCAGCCCCGCACCTCCCGCCGCTCGATTGCCACCAGCGGGCCGGTGATCACATGGGCGCCAGCAGGTGAGAGGTTCGGTGCTGGGGGCGGCTCCAGCACATCAGGCTGAGCTGTGAGATTGATCACAGCGGTCCCCAGGGTGATGGTGCCCAGCGACAGGGCCTCGTACTCCTCCTCCGCTTCCTCCAGGTCGCGCAGCAGGATCGCAAGCGCTTGGCTGGCATCCACCAGGGCGATGGTGGTGCGCAGGTAGCCGCCGGCCGCCGGGGAGCTCACCACGTCGTTGAACCACGCCGCCCGGTTCGTCCATGCGAACCCTGGCCCGGTGGCATTGACGGTGGCGGTGGCCCCCACCACCCCGGTGCGCTCTGGTGGCTCCTGCACCAGCCGGGCGGCATTCCAGGCCGCGTACAGCGTCTTGACGGTCGCCAGCTGCGATGGCCGCAGCAGGGTGGAGAAGGTCAGCGTCTCGGCCACCTTCCCCCGCCTGGCGTCGGTGGCGTCGTAGCCATGCGGGTACTCGAGCAGCTCGGGCACGGTGAAGGTGGTGCCCCCGTAGGCGATCGTCGGGGCGGCCGGCATCAGATCCCCTGCACGCTGCGCAACAGGCCGGCGTTGCTGGGCATCACCACCTGCAGGCTCATGTCCTTCCGCCGCAGGGCCGAGATTTCCATGCGCAGCGCCGCGATCTCCCGCTCCAGGTTTCCGGTGCGGATGCTGCCGGCTGCCATGGGCCGATCGAAGGCGCCGGCATCCTTGAGGCGACCGGTCAGGCCAGCCGGTAGCACGGTGCCGCGAGCCGGGGGACGCCAGAGGCCACGGGTGGGGGCATTGATGAGCGACAGCCGGCCACCAGAGAGGAGGGCCTCCTGCCCCAGCTCGTTCACCCGGTAGGCGGTGCCGGGCTCCACCGGACCACCAGACCAGCGAGCCTGGGGCGTGGCAGCGATGCGCTGCAGGGTGTCGAGCAGGGCCTGGGCGTTGGTGTTGGCATTGGCGTAGCCGGTGGCAAGGTCTGCGCTGGCCTGCGCGGCAGACGCGCTGGCGGATCCGATTTCCTCGACGGTGGTGAGGATCTGCACCGTCTGGCCTGCAGCGGAAACAAACCCGGCGCTTACCTGCTGGACGCTGGCGGCCACGTTGCTGGTCGCCCGGGCGGATTCGTCGAGGCTGTTGAGCGAACCACTCACGGACTGCTCAAACCCCTGCGCTGCCGCCTGTGCCCTGAACCCATTGGCGGTGGTCTGCTGCTGGGCCAGCAGGGCCTGATTCTGCAGGCCGAACACCGCGCCGAGGGTCTGCAGGCGGCCCGCTTCGGCCTGCTGCTGCTGCTGAGCGAGGGCGAGGGTTTGGCGCTGCAGCTGAACCTGCTGCTGCACATTGGCCCGCTCGCTGGCCGTGAGGCTCGGATCGAGGGCCTGCCCCTGCAGCCCCAGTAGCCCCTTCCTGGCCTCCAGCACAGCACCCGCCGCTGCCCGCTGCGCTGATTGCGCGTCGAGCAGCTCCTGGGCCTGCTTGAGCTGCAGCACCTTCCGCTCCAGCTCGAACCGCTGAGCGGCGGCATTGATCTGGGCCTCCAGGGCCCGGCGGTCGAGGTCTGAGGCGCCGCGCTTCAGGCCAGCGATGTTCTCCTCCTGCCGGCGGATGGCATCAGCCCCGGCGCCGCGCTGCTGCAGCCGCTGCAGCTCAGCCTCTGCGCCCTGGATGGCGAACTGCTGCCGGGCGCGATCGACGCCGAACAGCGACTCAGCCAGCCCCTGCTGCGCCTGCTGCAGCGCCAGCTGGGCGTCAAGCACCTGCTGCTGTGCCCGCAACCTGGTGGTGGCCACCTGATCAGCGCGACCTTCGATGTCGAGGGCGGCCTGAGCCACCTGCAGGCGACCCTGCGCCAGCGTCAGCGCCTGCTGCCGGCGCTCCACCTCTACCTTGGCCCCCTCGGCTTCGAGCTTGGCGATCTCCAGTACCTTCTGAGCGCGGGCGGATTGGGCGGTGAGGATCTCTTTCTGGTTGTTGGCGCCGCTGCCCCTGGCTGCTTCCAGCTTGCCGATCAGGTCGTCCAGCCCGCTGATCTCCTCCCGCAGTCCCCGCGTCCGCGCCTGCCTGAGCCTGGCATCGGCGTCGACCTGGGCGAGCTTCCCATCGGTGATGCGACCGGTGAGTGCAGCCTCAGTCCGCAACAGGTTGATCTGCTCCTGCTGGCTGGAGGTGGCGTTGAGCTTTTGCTGGGCCTGAGCCTGTTCCTCCAGGCGTTGGGTGATGGCTTGGGCGGCGGCGGCTCGTTGCAGTTCCTCGCTCTTAAGATCTCTATTCTGCCTCCTGTAGGCAATTGCGAGCTGCTCAAATATCCCCAGGACTCGCTCGTACCCTTCGCCATCGATCTTAAATGCACCGCTTATAGGATCTTGCGGTAGACGTGCGAGCCTTGCTGCATTCTCGAAGGTCTTTTTGTAGACTTCATCACCTAAACTGTATTCTTTCCGGATATTGCGCAAGTTCCCGATAAGGCCAGCCGCGTCATTGCCGAGAGACCCTATACTGCTTGACAGGCCAAGCTGTACGCCTTCCTGTTGAAGTTTCAGCTCATCAATCGCCAGCGTGAGCTGCTTGACCGTGGCCGTGACGAGCGGCAGCAGGTTCTGGCCGAACGAAACCTGCAACTCTTCCCATGCGTTGGTGAACCGCTGCAGGTTCTGCGCCGCCGTTGGCATCCCCGCCGAGCCCTCCGTCAGCTCGTTCAGCCCCTTGGTGAACGCGGGGAAGAACTTGTTGGCCGACAGCTGACCGGTCTCCACCAGCTTGATCAGCTCCTTGGTGCTCAGCCCCAGGCCGCGGGCGGTGGCGGACAGGGCGATCGGCAGGCGTTCCCCGAGCTGCTGACGGAGCTCCTCCATGCTGACGGTGCCTTTCGAGGCGATCTGCTGCAGCGCCAGGAACGCGCCGTTCACCTCATCGTTCGACAGGCCCAGTGCCATCCCCGCCCGTGAGACGGACTTGAACAGCTCCTGCTGCTGATCGAGTGGCACGTTCGCCGCGGTGGCGGCAGCCGTGAACCGCCCATAGCTGCCCACCAGGTCGCGGAACGACAGGCCTAGCTCATCACTCACCCCCCGCACAAACCCCAGCGCCGCGCCGGCACCCTGGGCGCCGAGGGTGTTGGTGAGCCGGCGGGTTGCGGTCTCCAGCTGGATCGCCTGCTGAATCGAGCTGCGGAAGAACTGCGTCACCGTCAGCCCGACGCCGGCCACCCCCAGCGCACCCAGCGCACCCTGCACCAGGCCGACCCCCCGGGCCGCCAGACCGCCAGCATCCCCGGCCTTTCGCAGCTCCCGTTCAACGCCCCGGATCTCTCGTTGCAGCTCGCGGAACCGGCGGGAGCCGATCGCTACCTCGCCGATCTGATTGTTGAGCTCCGCCAGCCGAGAGCGGAGCGCCACCACGCTGCTGGGATCAGCGTTGATCAGCAGGCGGCGGCGGTTCAGTGAGTCGAGCTGCCCCTGTACCTCCAGGATGCGGCGCTGGATGACCTCCACCCCCTCGCCGCTGGTGGTGCGCGACTGAATCCGCTGCAGCCGGCTCAGCTCCTGGCTCAGTCCCTGAGCGGTGCCGAGGTTGGGGCGGAATGCTCTGGCGGCCTGCGCCGCACGGCCGAGGGCCTGCTCGACGCCCCGGATCTCCCGCTGCAGCTGCTTGAAGCGCTCGCCGCCGATGGCCACGCGGTTCAGTTCGCCGTTCAGCTCATCAAGCCGGGAGCTGAGGGCCAGCACGCTGTTGGGATCGGCATTCAGGATGATGCGGCGGCGGTTGATGCCTTCGATCAGCTGGCTGATCTCTCTGATCCTGACGCCCGCCTTCTCGAATGCGGTGCTGTCCACTGCCACACGGGTCTGCCGGCGCTCCAGGCGGGCCAGCTCCTGCTGCAGTGCTGCGAGGCTTCTGTTGCTGAACCCCCGGACCCCCTCGTCGATTCCCTTCCCGATCGCCTGGCCCGACTGCTGTGCCCGGCGGTCCAGCTGGTCGAATCCCCGGAGCAGGTCCTGGAAGTCGCCCCCGACCCGGAACTCGTATGCGCTCATAGCACCTCCGCATAGGTCGGGTTCGACCAGGTGACGACCGTCTGATCCATCACGCCGATCCCGCTACCGGGTGCGTCACCCTGCTGTGAGGCGGTGGCCCCGGGCAGCAGCAGCAGCACCCGCTGCGTCAGGGCCTGCAGGGTGGCTGCAGCGCCCCAGCCCACCAGGTAGATGCGCCAGGTCGGGTTCGGCGAGACGCCATCCTGCATGGTCTGCGGGGCGAACCCAGGCACCCGGGTGATGGCCACCTCGATCCCGTTGCTGACGGTGCCCTCCGGCAGCTTCTCGTTGGCTGCGAACGCCCCGATTGCCGCCCGGACGGTGCCGTTGGGCAGGGTGTAGGTGCCCAGACCGGCGCTGATCACCGGATCAGCCGCCAGCAGGTCGTAGATCGCTTCAGCGGTGGCGGGGAGGGGCATGCCTCAGCTTTCCGCCCCACCCCCGGCAAACTTCCCCAACCGCCGCGAGGCCATGCCTGAGGAACTCCCGCTGCATGAGCAGCTCCGCAACCACCAGTGGCGGCAGATGATCGAGACGGCTGGCCCCGGCGACACCGACAACCTCAAGCGCATCGCCCTGGCGATCCTCGACTACTCCGTCACATCCCGCCTGTTCGCCCTGCAGGCTGCCGCCGCTGGGCTGCCCAGGCAGCAGAAAGCCCCGACCGCCTGAGCAGCCGGGGCCCTGCCTACCCGGTGATCACTTCTCGATCTGGTAGGGGCCGTAGCCGGCGATCGAGCTGTTGTACTTGATCACCGAGCCGGCCTCGCTGGGCTCCTCAAACGAGGGGAAGCGCCCGTAGCCGTAGCAGACCTGGTTCACGCCCTGGGGGCCAGAGCGGGCGTATTTGAGCATCAGGCCCTGGTCCACCTTGTGCTTGGAGCCGAACCGCATCAGCCAGTAGGCCGCGTCGCTGAAGTTGGTCTGACCGGCAACGCTCCAGCTCACGCTCTGGCTGGTGGAGGCCGACTTGCCGAAGCCGGCGGCCTCATCGTCGTAGACCACCAGGCTGTCGGTGTTCTCGCCCTCGTTCGGGCTGCAGTTCTGCAGGCCCAGCAGGCGTACCGGGGCGTCGGTCCCGTCGAGCTTCAGCGCGCCCGACATGGCGGTGCCGGCGGTGACAGCGGCGCTGGTGATGCTGCCGGCGTGCGCGAACGTGAGGGTGAACGGCGTTGAGGTTGTCACCGCCGTCACGGTCTTCACGCCGTTCAGCGGGGCAGCGGTGCCGGTGAGGCCCTCCACCACGATCACCGAGCTGTTGGCGATGCCGTGGGCCGCCGCGAAGGTCAGCGTCGCGGTGCCGGTGGCTGCCTCCACGTTGGTGATGGCCTTGGGCACACCGGAGAACAGCTTGAAGTCGGTGCCGGTGCCGTACTGCACCACCCGGTTGGTGTTGGGCATCAGGGTGGTGTTGTCGATGAACTTGCTTGCACCCAGACCGCTCTGCGGCACCAGGGTGGCAAGGTCAACCACGTCCTTTTTGATCACCTGGAAGAACAGCTTGAAGCCAAAGCCAAGGTGATAATTCTCGACAGCCATGGAATGCAGGAAGATCCGTCATTCCCAGCAGGCCCGGAGCGGGTAAGCCGCCCCCACGGCTTAGGAAACCTTGGGGCATCCCCACCAGATCCGGCCTGTGCCCTGCTATCCCCGCGGTGTCTGCCACGTGCCGCAGAACAAGCGCAAGCCGTGGCAGGCCCGCGTCTGGTATCGCGGCCGGTACTGGAGCCTGGGCTACTTCGACAGCGTGATCGCCGCAGAGATCAGGGTGAATCGGGTGTATCGGGAGATTCAGCAATGGTCAGCTGAGCAGCTGCCGCCGCCCACACTGCACTCGAGGATTCGTCGGTGGGAACAACAAAACGCCCCACCACCAGCGGATCCCCCGGCCAGCGAAACTCCCGCACCTGACCCGATGCCGTGTCCTCTGCCACCAGGAAACCCCGCCAGCCGGTAGCGGTGGGGCTGGGCGCCAGCAGGATGGCATCGTCAGCGACCAGGGCCAGCCGTACCGGCGGCGGATGATCGCGGCCGACGGGCTCCAGTACATCGAAGAACGCCATGGCGAACGGCGGGA